ACAAGAAAGCGATCGCATCACGGGACAAACCATACTCTGAAGCCACCTCGCGCTTCACACCCTCAAGAACAAACCCGTTGATCCTGTCTTCGAGTTCCTCATTCTTGCGGCGAAGCTCATCAATAGTAGATCCAGAATCGTCACTCGATGTACGAAGCTTCTCCAACTCGGCGAAATTACTTTTAGCACGAGACTCCCACTTACGGGCCTCCGCCTTCCAATCAGTCCCCGGCGATTTACCCTCGCCTTCATTCTTCAACTGATTGTCGGCTACCTCCTGCCCGCCATCGTCTTTTACTGTATCAATAATGCCGTTATCCTTTCCGGACTCCACAACATCATTGTCAACATTCTGTTCCTCAACACTCTGATCGGCCATAGCCTAACCCTACACTCCTTGCGGAAAACAACACAACATTGTTGACCCCCGTGCGGGAGACAACCCTGTGCACCAATAACCGGCGGCGCACAACCGGAAACCACATCAAATTATCTCATGCCGCCAACAGTACGCATAGCCTTCAAAATATTGCCAGGCGACTGCTGCAACCCATGATCATCCACCCACTCACGAGCCTTCTCATAAACCCGCTGATACTCTGCATCAGCCCTATTTGGCTCCCAAGGGCCAACAACCTCAACCACCGTACAACCACAATGATCATGATACTTCGAACCAAGCGGACGCCTACCGGCACGCTTATGACGCCGAGTATGACCGGTCGTGAGTGCACGCTCTTTAGTCGTATAGTCGCTTCGCGTGGCAAGCATGGCACAAAAAGCGCACGGATCCCCGTCAGTCACACGACGCCACGACCTACCCTGCACACCCGCAGACCACTCAACCGTGTCACGGCCAGCATTCATGACAGCCCGATTAACCCCCGCCGCCATCGTATCAATCGTGTCATTCGCCCTATCCGGGTCACTCTCAAGAATCTTCATAGTCGAAAACGACCTAGCCAAAGCCGCAGCAGCATCAAACTCGTCATACACGATCAAACCAGGATCGACACCGTTCAACCGGCGAAAATCCGACACAAACCTGGCAGCCAACGATGCCGAACCATCATGGCCGGCACGCTCCAACTCCACACACAAACGCACATACTGCGCATCCGACATTTTACCCGCACGCCACAAACGACCAAGCTCAGAATAATAGCCCGCATACTTCCCAGCAAACCTGACCGCCTCACGCTGATACCCGGTAGCAGCCAACCTCGACGCAACACCCGAAGCCATCGCCTATCATACCTCGTTCGTTTGACGCGATATAGCCCCAGCAAGCGCAGCCAACGGATCAGACGACTCAGCACGATGACGCATCACAGCCTCAACCTGCACATCATCAAGCCCCAACATCTCCAACACCGTACGAGAATCAGCAGGCAAAATACCGGCACCAACAAGCTTCGTCACAGCATCAGCCGTAGCCGCCCGAGTCGGCGTCGAAGCATCACGCCAACGCAAACCCACATCACCGAAAAACGCGGCCTCATCAACACTCGAATCAAGCGCCTTGGCAGCCAAAAAACCAACCGACAGCCAGCCCTGACCAAACGACGTTTGACGCCGCTCAGCACGCTTCACAAGCCTCGACTCCTCAGCCGCCAACGCCTCACCCGACGGCGGATTAGACGTGATAAACCCGAAATAGCGTTCCGGAACCGCAGCCTCACCCGCAGTCAACTGCGCCAACAGCCGCATCTGATCCGAATACGGTGTAGGACTATTGACAGGAAACGACCCCACATTCGGGGTATCACCGTCATCATCCTTATCAACAGCCCACACAGAAGCCATCGACAGGACCCAGCCCGGCTGCGAAAACTCGTCAGCCGACACACCAGTCACCCAACGCTGAGGATACGCATAAAAATCACGATTCACAGACTGCCCCAACAGTGTGCGAACAGCCTCATCCGTGTAAGCCCTAATAGACCTCGTAATCTCCGAACGCCCATCAATACGCGACGTCCTACGCCGATTCACAATCGGCACCAACGGAACCGCACCCAACACATTCGGTATACGGCCCGTCTCAACCCACTCACGAGACCCACGCCGCTCCACCTGAACAATCACATCAGGAAGCAACAACTCCGCCTCAACAACCTCAGGATCACACGTCTGCTGCACCACCAAACCCGCATCCAGACGAGACCCGTCAACCGAAAACTTGCCTGTGCAATTCTTGGGTGACTGCGGACGAACCAACACCGACCCATCACCATTAGGAATAACAGCCACAAACGACAAACCAAAAATCAGCGCATCCAAATGCACATCACACGACGCCGTAGCAAGCCGATTCGCAGCATACACACCATCCAGGCCGTAGCCGCCACCAC